CAATGCTCATGGATGATTGATCCATAGTTGCTCTGTTTAAGGCAACAGCTTCAATTGCATCAAGCATTTGTTTTGCAAAAGATCTAACTGAGCTGGATGTTGAGTGGTAGTTGTCCTGGATTGTAATAAATCCTTCTGCAACTTTAATTCTTCCACCACCATTTTTATGTATGTTAGCAATCCAGTTATATTCACCAGGCGTATAGTTGGCCGTTGTGCCGTGGGCAATTTCTACTTTGTAATTATCGCCATCGTTTACGGCAACAACTTGGAAATGCACATTGGTTGCACCATCAATTAAATTGAATTCGTATTTAAGTGCATAGGCTGAATTGACATAATCAGTGCCTAGCTGATTATTTACCCAGTTCCAGTTATCGCCCACCTTTAATTCAGATGGAACGGAAGTGGGATAGTTTGTAGAATCGAATAAGTTGGCCAATTAACCCTCGGTGTAAAAAAGATTTAGCTAATCATTTACACTAAGGTCATTCTTTATCTTGTCAAATATATAAATGTTACGAATTATTGATAGGATCTCAGCTGTAATATAAACATTATTCGTAATTATTACTTCCAACTATTAGCAAAGTTAGATCCTGGCGGCTTAAATGATCCAGTATCACTTGGATCCTGGTTGTTTTTAGCACCAGTTAGTAATCTGTCCTCTATTACATCAAAATTCGGATTTAAGATATAAATAGCAGCGAAATTGTAAACAGTTACATCAAGAGCCTCATTCCTTGGCCTAATTTGTTTCCAAGCTAAAGTTTTGCGGCCACGGATCCATTTAGTGATTCTTTTTTCTGCTGTGAGCTGTTTGAAGTATTCCTCATCCAAATCTGCTGGAAAATGCAGTGTAGTTTCATCATCTTCAGCATTTAGCCTGGCAAAGATATTTTCTTTGGCCGTATCTGTTCCAACGCTATATAAGGCTGTTTGCACTTTACCTACAAAACTTGGTTTGCTTACTATGGGCTTACCTGGAACACTCGCACCTTTAATAGCAAAAATTTTTCTGCCTTGGCGTGGCTTAGTGAAAGAGTAAACCCTTTGCGAATGATGACCACCGCTATCAATGCAAGTTGAAGCAATTGAAATAACTCTCCCAGATTCAGTTTTAAATCTGCTTTTTAGATAAAGATCCAGATCATTCCAAACATTAACAGCATTGGGATCACCATAAAAAACCTTGTATTCAATTACCCAGGCTTCGTAGTTTTTACCCCATCCCATAACTTGTGCTTCTAATCTATCTTTTTGCGTATCTACTCCGCAAGTCGCAATTAAAATATCTTCTGGAAGGCTAAATGCATCATAATTCAATCTTCTGGCAAGCAATCCTTCATATTCAACACCATCACCCTGTTCTTCCCAACTTTCGCCAAGGCTGGTATTTACCCAGGTTTTTAACATCTCTGGCATTTTTTTGGCCTCAAGAAAGTTCTGAGCCATTGATGCCCAGCTTGACCAGGGAGAATACAGCTCCGAAATATGAAATCCAGCAGTATTGACCGAGGTTGCTGTGGCTTTCCATTCTCCATGCTTTAGCATCCAGGGCTTTTTGGATTCATCAATTACTGAGCCGCAATGTTCGCAAACATAATGAGCTGTCTCTGGTTTGTTTTCATCCCATATAACTCCTTTCCATAATAATCTTTGTTTAATCTTGCACTCTGGACATGGAACCATAAAGAATCTTTTATCTGATTCCTCAAATGCGGCCTCAATTTTAGAGATCCCTTTAATTGTTGGAGTGCTACACATATAAATCTTTCTATTCCAAAATGTTTTTGTCCTGGCTATAGCCAGATCTACTGGAGATCCCTCGGATCCAGCTGATAGTTCATAACGATCTACCTCATCAAGCAAAAGCACTCTTATTGGTCTACTTGCTAAGCCAGCGGCTGAATTAGATCCAACCAGTGATAGATGGCCGCCAGGAAACTTTTTATGCAAAACAGTGTTGCTGCTATCTCTGGATCTAGCATCCGCAACTAGGTCTTTAATCTTTTTTGAATCTCTTATCATTGCTGCAAGCCTATCTTTTGAAAATGATTGAGCCATGGCCAGAGTTGGTTGCACCACGAGTAGCGGGCTTGGATCTTGATCCATGTAGTAAGCAATGGCATTTAAAACCAATTCTGTTTTGCCAACCTGCGATGATGTCATTACAACAATCCTTTGAATGTCTGGATCATTAAAAGTATCCATAATCTCTCTTTGATATTCAGCCCTGGTGGTATTCCATTGGCCAGCCTCAGCAGAGTTCTCTGGGCTAAGTCTCCTATGACTATCTGCCCATTCTGATATCTTTAGATCTGGCGGTGGTCTAAATACTTTCTTCGTGTTGTTCAACACGATCTGCATATTTTGTAGGTATTCCATTTTCTGCTAACTCGCTAAGTGCATCATGCACATTTTCTTTAATTAATTGTTCAGCTTCTGGATATGTCTCCATGGCTATAACTTGATGGGCTATTCTTGATGGCAGCCCCAGCAGCTTAGATCTAACATTGGCCACCATATCAGTCCAGGTATCTTGAACCAGCTGTGCTGGTATTAGCTGCCCTTCTAATTCTGAGACTTCAAGCTCTGCTTTATCAGCCTGGGCTTGAGTTAATCTTGTTTTGGCTTCCGCTATATCTTCACCACCACTTTTCTTATGATAGCCGCCCAGTTTCCGAAGGTATGAAATATAGGCAATCCTGCAAACATCTATGTTTATTGGAGATCTCCCCATCTTAGATGGCAAAATGCCATCCCTTATAAGCTCTGAGATCCTTTTGGTGCTTAGATCCAGATGTTCAGCTAATTCTCTTTGCGTGGCCATAATTACCCTAATGAACCAGAGCTGTGACTAAGCTTTAAAGAAACTCGAATTGCCCTTATGCTCTTAGCTGGAGAAGAACCTACTGATTTTATTACCATCTTGCAAAGCCTTTGTTTATAAGGGTTCCAGAGCCTCTTTTGTATGGTGTTATTGATTGAGGCTTATCATCTATCCATATATCAATCTTGATTCCCTTTAGTCTTACCGCTTGTAGTTTTGCAACGCCCTTTGCTACAAAAATTATAGGTATATCTAAAGCTAATTTAATATCATCTGCAATTGATTCATATCTTTTTGTAACACAGTAAACATGATGACCTTCATTTATGAGAAGTTTTATAATCTTATCCCAAACCAAAGGATCTAGTGTGTATGTTTCATCATAATCTAAAGCTACATTCATTTCGGAGATCTCAATGCTTTGTTTAATTCTTTAATTAAGTTCTTACTAAAATTATTATCTATGTATCCATTTGCTATTTTATAAAAAGGAAACTTGGGGCTATAGTTCACACTATTTTTAAAGACTACCATTAACTTTTCTACCTTGCCTTTGTGCTTTTCCCAAACCCCTGTTGTTTTGCCAATTGTCAAAATTTCCTGTTTCTTGCCTTTCACATATCCTGAGTTTTTAAGGCCAGGGATATTTCCAAAGGCATTTAAATTAGCATTGCCCTTTATAGGCACCCCAATCTTTCCAGATTTTCCTGAAGATCTTTGCCCACCTTCAATTTGAAAATGCATAAATTTAGCAGCCCAATCTACAAAACCCAAAACACCTGTTAATTTGGATTTAGTAGCCCCTTGCCTATAAAAAGCCTTGGTTGTTTGAGGTCTTGGCTTATCAAGTTTTGCTTTCATTTGCTGCCCTAAGACTTTATCTAACTTCTTTCCTGTGTTTCCTCTCCCAATCCCTAGCGTTGAATTGATTGCCATGGCTGTAGCGAATGGGATCTGTTTCTTTTGTGTTCTGGATAGATCTTTGGTTACTTCCTTAATGTTTGTCTTGATGTCTATCTTCATAAGGATCTCCACCAGGATTTATTGCCAAAGGATAGGCCAAACTCTTTAGCCTTTTTTAATATGGTTGATTTACTAACGCCTAAAGATAACGCTGCATCATGTGATGATTTGCCAGACTCTATCTGTTTCTTTAGTTTGTTTGAATCTATTTTTTTTGTATTGTTCATTGGTACCTTTTGTTATTTATAAATTATAGTCTAAAAAAGATTTATGACATGAAGAATGCTTGCTGATCAATATCAATATGCATTAATTTAACTCCATGCTTCTTTTGTTGTTTAGTCGGTGAGTTTGCACTAATTCTGTAAGGGGAATCTTGTGTATCTTTCCTGTAAGTAATAGTTTTTACATCTATTTTTACCAGCAAACCATTTTTATCTATAATAATTAAATCAATATAGCCTTTTGTTGACTCTTGTGGAAAAACAAAATAACCCAGCATAATAAAATGTGCTTTAGCTAATGCTTCTGAATAATCCCCTTTTAAGTGATTGAAATCTCTACCTGTATCTCCTTTTACTGGCGTAAGATTATGAACAATATTATTTTTAACAATATCGTGTTTGTATTTTTGAAAATACTGCCCACCCTCTTGTATGACCGCTCTATCCGTTTCATGCAAAATTGGAAATATGATATCTCTTTCTTTAGAATCTATAAACTTACTCATACCCAATCATCCTTCAATATGTCCATGCCTATCTTTGAATAACCATGTGCATCTAAAAAACTATCCTTATGATCTGGATTGTTGCAGCCTCTGATTGCTTTCATTGCTATCATCATTGCAACCACTTGATTGCTGGCCAGATGCTTACCAAGCATAGCTCCCCAGACCTGGGCTAATTGCCCCATAAACATATCTGCCCTGCCATAGTCCTCGCCCTTTTCTTCTAAGATTTTATCAATTTCCATTTGGGTTCTCCTTTGGTACATAAGCCTCAGCACATGAATTGCACTCATAGCATTTGTAAGTTATTTTAAATTCGTAAATAT